GTCTAAAAAAAGCCCTGCCAGCCTTGTTCAGTCCACCCTTTGGATTTTGAAATCTTTTAGCTACCATCTGCCAAAGCCCTCATACGGTCAACTAAACGTCTAGCCCTGTTGGGAACTTGTGTGTACCACTTTGAGTCAACCATTTCGTCTGCGGCCTTGTTCCAATCTCTGGCATCAACGCCAGCCTTCATGCCCTTAAATTTACTCAACCGAGGCCGACCCATGTTGAACATCATGTTTGCAATAATGTGTTGGCATTCCTCTGGTAGGTCATCGAAGTCTGGATACAAAACCTTACACTCATCAAGAGTCACGGCTATATCAAGAGCAAACAACTGACGCACACGTTCTTGTTCAACAACTGTGCCTACAGGTTTGCCGTGCTCTTTAT